GAGTTGCGCACGATCGAGACCCTGCGCGCCAGCCTGTCGAAGATCCGCACCGCGCACCGCACCTTCGCCCGGTCGACCGGCAACACCGCCAAGATCAAGGCCGCGCTGACCGAGGCCGAGGTGCCGCTGGCCCGCAAGGTTGAGGACCTGGACTGCAACCCCCTGGACGTGAACACAGACACCCACGTCCTGCGGTTCACCGTCACCCCGCGCCCCGGCACCTATCCGCTGGTCGATATGCAGGCCATCCCGCACGACCGCGACTTCCGCATGACCAAGATCATGGCCACGGGCTATGACCCGACCGCAGGCGCGCCGATCTTCCATCGGTTTCTGAACCGGATCATGCCGGCCGAGGAAATGCAGAAGTTCCTGCAGCGCTGGTTCGGCTATTCGATGCTGGGCCTGACCTCGGAGCAGGCGCTGGCCTTCTTCTACGGCATGGGGGCAAACGGCAAGTCGGCCCTGACCGACCTGATCGCCCGCCTGATGGGCAGCTATGCCGCAACGGCCAAGATCGAATCCCTGACCGGGCAGAACCGGCGCAGTGGTGGCGATGCGACGCCCGACCTGATCGGCATCGTCGCGGCCCGCATGGTGCGCGCCAGTGAGCCCGAGAAGGGCGTCCAGTGGCAGGAAGGCCTGATCAAGCAGCTGACCGGCGGCGAGCCGATCCTGGTGCGCGCGCTGAACGAGAACTTCTTCGAGGCGACCCCGATCTTCAAGCTGACCATCGGCGGCAACCATGCCCCCGATATCCGCGGCATGGATGACGGCATCTGGCGCCGGTTGATGATCGTGCCATTCGACGTGCAGATCCCGAAGGCAGAGCGTGACCCGCTGATCGTGAACCGCATGCTGGAAGAAGGGCCCGGCATCCTGAACTGGATGATCGAGGGCGCGGTCGCCTACCTGGAGGGCGGGCTTGCGCCGCCCGCGCAGGTCAGCAGTGCCACCGACGAGCTGCGCCAGGACGCCGACCCCTACGGCAAGTTCCTGGACGAGGCCTGCGAGGTTACCGGGGATGACCGCGACAGCATCACCAGCCGCGAGCTGATGCTGTCCTTCATGTTCTGGCAGATGCGCCGGGGCGAGACGCCGTTCAAGGAACGCACGATCTCGACCAACATGAAGGACCACTCTCGGCGCTGGCGATCACCGCGCACCGGCAAGCAGTTCGCAGCGCGCGAGACGGGCCGCTTCGTCGGCTACGACGGGCTGAAGCTGGCCGACCTCTTCAAGAAGGAATGGGACCTGGCCCCCAAGGACCAGACCGGGCGCGCCCTGGCGACGAAGTCGGGCGATGAGCGGGACGATGGCCGCGATGATCCACCCCTGCCGAGGGACGCTCATGACTACTGACGCCGCATCCCGAACCCCGGCACGGCCAAATCCGGGGGGTATGGAGGGGATAACCCGCCATCGGGAGGGGATAGATGGCGTTTTGGGGTCGGGGGGAAGTCGAGGCGGATCAAGGGGTTGCGCGGAAAATGGAGGGGATGGAGGGGATGGAGGGGATAATTGCAACCCGCCGCGTGCGCGCGCGTATCAAGGGGGTGAGGGGGAAGCCCAAAGGGTCTCCTCATGCGTAGGGTCGGATTTATCCCCTCCATCCCCTCCATCCCCTCCCGATTTGCTGCAAGCCTTTGTTTTTGCTGCATCCCATCCCCTCCATTCCTACCATTCTATCCCCTCCCGTTTTTCTTCTATCCCCTCCATCCCCTCCATCGAAAAGAAACCACAAAATCTAGCGAAAGGGCAGTGCAATTAGTGACCGGACAAAAGGATTTGGGTTGTCAGGGACTGTCTTTGACCATCGCGAGGGTCAGGTCAGGCTGGAAGTGCAGGCGAAGGCCGTCGCCTCGATGCTCGACCGGGCGGTCCCGCATCCTGGCATGGCTGCCGCTCCGGTGGCCCCGGCGCGCGGGCCGCAGCAGCTGGTGCCCAACTTCACCGTGACCGGGGGCGGCATCCGGCGGACCGAGGGCGCGCACTGGCGGGGCCTTTCCCCGCTGGCCGCTGCCGTCGCCCAAGCCCGCCTGCGGCACGAGGCGCGCGATACCGACCGCGACTTCGTGCCACCCTATGGGCCGGGCCACATCGCCATGGCCGAGTTCTACGCCGCCCTGGTTGAATGGCGCGACGGATCGGCGATGCGCTGCTCGTCCTTCGAGGCGGGCCGCGAGGGTGGCGGGTCGGGTCACTTCATCGACACGTTCATCCAGCGCGGGTTGGACCTTGCCCAGCTGCACCAGCGCATCGGGATGGGCGTGGCCATGGCTCCGCGCCGGAACATGGACAGGGGCAACGCGCGCCGCACAATCACGGTGCGGGCGGTAGTGGACATGGTCTGCATCGGCGGGCAGGGTCTGGCCGAAGTGCTGCGCCGCTTCGGCTGGGAGGGCGACGGCAAGAACTGCAAGGCGTTGCGGTTGGAGCTGTGCGCCGCGCTGGACCGGATGCAGGGGTATGAGGCATGAGCGATCTAGGAACAATCCAGACGGCGGTGGAGTTGGCGCGCCGTGTGTACTTCGAGCACGCTTCCGGTGGACGGCTGCATGTCGTCCTCGATGACGGCAACCTTTCCTCGGATTTGATCCGCTGGTGTCTGTACGATTACAAACAGGTCGGCAATCATGGTCCAACGTGGGCTGAATGGGAGTGCGGTGAGTTCTGGCGTACGTTGACCGAGAAAGAGATGCAGCAAGCCTACGACCAACTGCACGAAGGAGATGCAGGGCCTGCTGGCCTGTCGGCGGGCGTAAGGTTCCTCGGCTCATTTGGCGGCAGCATTTCACTGGCAGAAGGCTACAAGGCATGAGCGACCTGTCACCCGCCGATGTCCTGACCCTCGTCACCGATGGCAAGCTGACGCTGCTGGACCGTCCTGCATGGCTGACTGGCCGCGACCTCGATGATCTTCATGCGGCCAGCGCCGGGGACAGCAACGCCGCCATGCGCCTGGCCGAGGTGCTGGCCGCCGGCTGGACCTGGCGTGTCGGTTACGACAACCTTGCCGAGATGACATGGTGGCAGGATGGAGAGCCGATCGAGATCCGCGTCATCTCGCTTTCCCAGGCGCACGCGCTGCTGATTGCCAGCCTGCAGGCGCTGGTGATGGGTCCGCAGGGTATAAGGGCCGCTAGTGCTGGGGCCGCCCACGCCGCTCTTGTGGCAGCAGATGAGGCTAACCGCAAAATAGGGGATTGACGCTTATCCCGTGGAAGCGCATATATCTTGGTATTCTCCATAGCCGCGCCCGAAGCACACCCGCTTTCGGGCGCGGTTCTGTTTCCACTCCCTCACATATGGTCTGACCGATGGGCAAGCTGCGCCAGTTGCGCGGGGTGTTGCCCGTGCTGAAGCCGAAGGTCTCGTTCATGAACGATGACAAGGCGGCGGTCAGTCGGGCGAGGGACAGGCAGCATGAGTTCCGCGCCTGGTACAAGACGCAACGCTGGCGCAGGCTGCGGTGGCGGGTGCTGGTGCGCGATCTGTTCACGTGCCAGATGCCGGGCTGCGGTCGGGTGGAGACGAACACGTCGCTGCTCGTCGCGGACCACAAGACGCCGCACCGTGGAGACGAAGTGCTGTTCTGGGAGGAGGGCAACCTCTGGTGCCTGTGCAAGCCCTGCCACGACAGCGCAAAGCAACGCGAAGAACGAGCCGCCGCCCGATAGGTGGGGGTGGTCAAAAGTCCACAACCACCTCACACCGGGACCGGCGGGGGAAGCCATTCGGAGGTTTTTTTTCTTGGCTCAGGAAAATTCGGACCAGCCGTGCCTGTTCGGATGGCCTGCAATGCCCTGGAAAGGTATGCGCGGTCGCCCGCCGCATGTGCCTGATGAAAAAAGTATCAACAAGGTCAAGATGTTACTGGCGTTCGGTTGGGCAAACAGCCGGATCGCCAATGCCTTGAACATCAGCGAGCCGACCTTGCGCCGGCATTATTTTTCGGTGCTGAAGGTTCGGGCCATTGCGCGGGACGCACTCGACGCCCGGCGTGCCGAGCTCCTCTGGGCGCAGGTCGAGAAGGGCAACGTCGGCGCGATGAAAGCCTTCGATCGCTTGGTCGAGGAAAACGACCGGATGACCAAGGCGCGCCGGGTGCGGGACGACGAGGACGAGGAAGAAGACGATTTGCCGGTCGCACCGAAGCGCACCGGCTACGTCGGCAAGAAGGGTTTGGCAACCGACGCGGCGCAGGCCGCGCTGGCGATCGACCCTGATCTGCAGCCGGGTCGGGGCACGAAGGCGCACTGATGCTGGACGCTGCGGCTCGGGCAGCAGCGTGGGATACCTCGCTGCCAGACTGGGAAGGTCGCATCCGGAACCGGCAAACCCTGATCCCGGACCTGCCGCTTGACCTGACCAGGGCCGACAAGGCGCTGCGGATCTTCAAGCAGCTGAGGGTGCCGGACATCAAGGGGCGCCCGACCCACGGCGAGGTCTGCGAGCCGTGGGTGTTTGAGATCGTGCGGGCGATCTTCGGCGCCTTCGACATCGAGACGCAGGCCCGGATGATCCGGGAATACTTTCTGCTGATCCCGAAGAAAAACGGCAAGACCAGCTTCGCTGCGGCCATCATGGTGACGGCGCAGATCCTGAACGAGAGACCCGACGCCGAGCTGCTGCTGATCGCGCCCACCATCCAGGTGGCGCAGCGGTCCTTCAAGCAGGCTTCCGGAATCATCAAGCTGACCGTGATGAAATCCGGGGTGGCGTTGGCTGATCTGTTTTCGGTCCACGCCTCGGACAAAAAGATCAAGCACCTGAGCCCTGAGTGCCCCTCCGAGATGGTGGTCAAGGCCGCCGACACCGACGTCGTCACCGGTTCGAAGGCCAGCTGCGTCCTGATCGATGAGACCCACGTCTTCGCGACGAAGCCTTCGGCCAGCGACGTGTTCGTCGAACTGCGCGGCGGCATCTCGCACCCGGACAACACTGGGTTCATGATGCAGATCACGACCCAGTCGAAAAAGCCGCCGCAAGGCGTTTTCGCGGCCGAGCTGGTGAAGGCGCGCGCGGTGCGGGACGGCAAGCTGCACCTGCCGCTGCTGCCGATCCTGTACGAGCTGCCGATCGACCTGGCGCGGGATGGTGGCTGGAAGAACCCGAAGGTCTGGCCCCTGGTCAACCCGAACATCGGCCGGTCAGTGAGTGCCGACTTCCTGGCCGAAGAGCTGATCGCGGCCGAGGCCAAGGGGCCGGAAGCGCTGAACCTGCTGGCGTCCCAGCACTTCAACGTGGAGATCGGCCAGGCTCTGGGGGACTGGACCTGGATCGGCGCGGACTTCTGGCCGTCGGCGCAGGTCGAGGGCCTTGCAACACTGCAGGACCTGATTGCGCGCAGCGAAGTGGCGGTTGTCGGGATCGACGGCGGCGGCGCGGACGACCTCGGCGGGCTGTATGTCTACGGGCGCGAGAAGGAGACGCGGCGACTGCTGGGTTGGGGCCATGCCTGGGCGCACCCGACAGTGCTGCAACGGCGCAAGGAAATCATCCCGGCGCTGCAGGACTTTGCCGCCGATGGGGACCTGACGTTCTGCGAGTACGCGACGCAGGACCACGACGAAATGTGCGACATCGTGGCGACCCTGATCGATGCAGGGTTGTTGCCCGCGTCCGAGGCCATCGGCCTGGACGCTGCAGGTGTGGCGGCCCTGGTCGACGCACTGGTGGGTGCGGGGGTGGCGCAAGAGCAGATGGTCGCGGTGGCGCAGGGTTACCGGCTGTCGTCGGCGATCTGGGGTGTCGAGCGAAAGTTGATGGACGGAACCATGGTTCACGGCGGCCAGCGCCTTATGGCCTGGTGCATCGGGAACGCAAAGGCTGAGCAGAAAGGGAACGCGGTGCTGATCACGAAAGAGACGGCCGGCAAAGCGAAGATCGACCCGCTGATCGCCATGTTCAACGCCTTCGCGCTGATGAGCCGGAACCCGGTGGCTTCCGCACAAGGTCCTTCGGTCTATGAGGACCGAGGGTTCTTGGTATTCTAATGGGCATTCGAGATTTCTTTCGCCGGGCCGCAAAGACCTCGACCTCGCCGCAGGCTGCAACCTTCAACGGGTTCACGGACCCAGCGTTTCTGGAGTATGTGCGCAACGGTGGAGGCAGCATCACGATCGACGGCGCGCTGAGGAACAGCACTGTGCTGCGCTGTATCGATCTAATAGCGGGAGCTATCGGCAGCCTGCCGTTGATCATGCAGCGCAAGGACGCAGTGGGAGAAGTGCGGCCGGCGACCGACCATCCGCTGCACAATCTTTTTCTCTATCGCCCAAATCCGTTTCAGACCGCTTTCGAGTTTAAGCAGCTGATGCAAGCCCGGCTGCTTGCGAAGGGCAATGCCTTTGGCCGAATCGTGATGACCGGAAATCGTGTCTCGTCGATCCTGCCGATTACGGGCCCGGTCGAGGTTGTGCAGAACTGGGACGGGACGCTGACCTACCGGGTTCAGCAGCGGCAAAATTCGACGCAGCTCACGCTTCAGCAAGAGGAAGTCTTCCACCTGCGGTCGCTATCCCTGGATGGTGTCGAAGGTCTTTCGCGAGTCGAGATGGCGGCGGGTATCATTAACACCGCCTTGGCTGCGCAGGTCGCCGCCGAGCGCATCTTCGAGCAGGGCATCATGGCTGGCGGCTGGCTAAAGCACAAAGGCCAGCTGAGTCCCGAGACCCAAGGCAAGATGCGGGCCCAGGTGCAGGAATACATGGCCGGCGTGAAGAACGCCGGAAAGTGGCTGGTTCTGGAAGAAGGCATGGAAGCCGCGCCGATCGCCACGACAGCCGAGCAGGCGCAGCTGGCCGAGACTCGCGCTGCGCAGGTCGAAGAGATCGGCCGCGTGTTTGGTGTGCCTCGGCCATTGCTGTTCGTGGATGACACGTCATGGGGATCGGGGATCGAGCAGTTGGCGATACTCTTTGTCCGGTTTGGCCTGGCGCCCTGGTTCAAGTGCTGGGAGGACGCGATCACCCGGTCGCTGCTTAGCCCGGCCGAGTGGGGAAGAATCATCCCCGACTTTGATGAGCGTGAGCTTCTGCGCGGCACCTTGAAGGATCAGGGTGACTTCTTCGCAAAGGCTTCCGGCGCTGGTGGTCACCGCCCGTGGATGGAAACGAACGAGATTCGGGCGCTGTCCGGTCTTGGCCCGCACAAGGATGGCTTCGGGCTGGTGCCCGCAGGAGGAACTCAGAATGTCGCTTCGTAAGCTGCCAACCCCGCCCGCGTTCCAGCGGCCGCAGTCCTATGCGTTTGACGCCCCTGCCGTGGCACTGGAAAAGTGGGCCCCGCGCGCGGCAGAGGCGGACCAGGCTGCGACGATCTCGATCTATGACGTGATCGGCCAGGATTTCTGGACGGGGGAGGGTGTCACAGCCAAGCGGGTCGCGGCGGCGTTGCGCAGCGTCGGCAAGGCGCCGGTGACCGTCAACCTGAACAGCCCGGGCGGAGACATGTTTGAGGGTCTAGCGATCTACAACCTGCTGCGCGAGCACCCGGCAGAGGTCACGGTCAAGGTGATGGGGCTGGCTGCATCTGCGGCCTCGATCATCGCGATGGCCGGCGACAGGATTGAGATGGGGCTTGGTACTTTCCTGATGGTCCACAACAGCTGGGGCATGGTGATCGGCAACCAGCAGGACATGCGAGATGCCGCCGAGACCTTCGCCGAGTTCGATGCGGCGATGGCCGACATCTACAGCGCCCGCACGGGCCTGCCCGCATCCGAGATCGCGGACCTGATGGCCGAGGAAACCTGGCTGCGCCCCGCGACTGCCATCGAAAAGGGCTTCGCCGATGCCACCTTCGATGCGCCGGAATACGACGATGATGAGGACACGGATGCGGGGGCCACACTGTCGGCCCGCGCCAAACTGGATGCTACCCTTGCAAAGGCCGGAATGCCGCGATCCGAGCGGCGCCGTCTCTTGAAGGAAGCGGCCGGCACGCCAAGCGCTGCCGGATCAGCCATGCCTGGCGCTGGCTTCGACCCGGACGCGGTAAAGCGTCTGATTGCCACTATGAAACCCTGAACAGGAGGCTTCCATGTCTGGAACCCATCACAAGGCCGCATTTCGCGGCGTCCTGGCCGCGCGCGCCGAGGCCAACCCCACCGCCGTTTTCGCCGAACTTCAGACCGCCTTCGAGGCGTTCAAGTCCAGCCACGGCGAGCAGTTGAAAGGCATCAATGCCAAGTTCGACGACGTCGTGAAGAAGGACGAAGTCAACAAGATCAGCGCCAGCGTGCTGGAGCTGCAGGGCGCGCTGGATACGGCGATGGCCAAGATCGCTGCCGGTGGCGCGGGCGAGAGATCGCGCGTTGCCGATCCGGAGTACACGAAGGCCTTCGCCCAGCACATCCGCAAGGGTGATGTCCAGGCGAGCCTGAGCAAGGGCACGGCGGCGGAAGGTGGCTTCGTTGCCCCGACCGAATGGGACCGCACAATCACCGACCGACTGGTCATCGTTTCCCCGATGCGCCAGATCGCCCGTGTGCAGCAGATCAGCACCGGCAGCTTCTCGAAACTGTTCAACCTGCGCGGCACCGTGTCGGGCTGGGTCGGTGAAACGGCTGCGCGCCCTGAAACCGCGACCCCGACCTTCGGGTCGCTCACCTATGCCCTGGGCGAAATCTACGCGAACCCGTTCGCCTCGCAGCAGATGCTGGACGACGCGCTGGTCGACCTCGAGGCCTGGCTGGCCGGCGAGGTCCAGACCGAGTTCGCCTTCCAGGAGAACACCGCCTTCGTCTCGGGCACCGGCGCCAACAACCGGCCGAACGGTCTCTTGACCTACATCACCGGTGGCGCCAATGCCGCGGCCCATCCCTTCGGCGCGATCCTGACCACGAACTCGCTGGCGGCCGCCACCGTGACCGCTGACGGTCTGCACAACCTGGTGCACCTGCTGCCCTCGGCCTTCACCGCCGCGGCCCGTTTCATCATGAACCGCAACACCCAGCGCGAAGTGATGAAGCTGAAGGACACCACCAACCAGTACCTCTGGCAGCCTTCGGTCCAGGCCGGCGTTCCGCCGACCCTGATGGGCTACCCTCTCACGGAGGTCGCGGCGATGCCCGATCTGGCCGCCGCTTCGAAGTCGATCGTCTTTGGCGACTTCGATCAGGGCTACCTGATTGTCGACGGCATCGGCGTCCGCGTCCTGCGCGACCCCTACAGCGCCAAGCCCTACATCAGCTTCTACACCACGAAGCGGGTGGGCGGCGGCCTGCTGAACCCCGAGGCCTTCAAGGCCCTGAACACCTCGGTCTGATCCGAGGGGTTGATCTTGTCAGAGGGGGCGGGCGACCGCCCCCTTTACCAGTTCAACCCCCCCCCTCCGTGTAAGGAACCCGCCCATGACCAAACTGCTTGGGGATTTCATCTGCGTGCTGCCCGGCACCATCCATCCCGTCACCATCCCGGCCGGCAGCGACTGCCCCGAGGGGATGGAGGAATACGCGCGGCAGCAGGATCTGCTTGAGGTCAAAAAGCTGACCGCGGCGGGCAAGAAGGCCGCAGCCGAAGCCGAGGCCGCCCGTGCCGCCGAGGAAGAAGCCGCCCGCAAGGCCGCTGAGGACCATGCCGCCAAGGCTGCCGCGGACGAGGCCCGCCTGCAGGCCGAAGCAGCCGCCGCCGCCGAAGCCGCCCGTGCGGCCGCTGAAGGCGCTGCTTCCTGACCATGTCCCTGGTCCTGATCACCCCGCCGACCGATTCCGTGGTCTCGCTCGACAGCCTCTGCGCCCAGCTGAAAGTCACCGATCCCTCGGAGCGTTTGTTGGTCCAGAGCTACGAGCAGGCTGCCGTGGCGCATCTGGACGGCTGGGGTGGCATTCTCGGCCGGGCCATCATGGCCCAGGTCTGGAAGCAGGAGTTTTGCGGTTGGGGCACCCTGCGGCTCGCGCTGCCGGATGTCTCGGCCGTCGTGGTCACCGCCCTCGATTCTGCCGGCGTCGCAGTTGTCCCGACCCGGGCCGAACTGCGCGCCGATACCCTTGGGCCTTATGTCCTGTCCGAAGGCCCGGCGGCCGAGCGCGTCTTTGTCGAGTTCACCTGCGCCCTCTCGCCCAGCCGGCTTCCGGCCGTGCAGCAGATCGTGCGGCTGATCGTGGCCCACTGGTATGAAAACCGCGAGGCCACCACCGAGGCGGCCAGGTCCGAGATTCCCCTGGGCGCCACCGCCCTGATGAACGGTCTGCGCTGGCGGACCATCTGACGACCGGCCAGCCCGGCCACAGGATCCTGCGGCGGCGCCGGCGCGATCCGCTTTCACGTTCAACCCGAAGGAACCCCCGACCATGGCAACGATTGTCGAAACCCTCGCCGCCCTCCTGGGCGTAGGCACCCTCACCGAGACCACGCTCACCGGCACCGCAGATACCTTCACGTACAAGGAAGGCCAGGGCCAGATTCTGGTGCTGCGCAACCCGACCGCCGGCGCCCTCTCGCCCGTCATCAATGGCAGCGGCAACGCCGCGACCCCGGTGCAGGGCCTGGGCTCGGTCAACACCACGACCGGCTTTGCGGTCGGCTCGATCCCGGTCGGCCAGGCGCGGTTCATCCCGCTCGACAGCATCGGCCTTTATCTCAAGGGCACGATTTCGATCACCACCGGCACCGGCCTGGTCGCCTCCCTCCTGAAGACCAAGTGACGCCATGATTGGCCGGATGGACCAGCGCATCACGCTGCAGCGGACTGCCGAGACGCCCGACGGTGTCGGTGGCACGCTGCGCGGCTGGTCCGACTTTGAGAGCGACCCCAGCCCCTGGGCTGCGGTCATCGCTAAGGCCGGCCGCGAGGGCCTGACCGAGGGCCGCACCACGGCGACCTACGTAGTGCTGTTCACCATCTACAATCGCGACGACCTCTCCGAGCTCGACCGCATTCTGTGGAACGGCGAGGCCTACAACATCCGCAACCTGCGCCGCGAAGGTGGCCGCCGGCTGCGCCTGGTGATCGAAGCCGAACGGGGCGTCTTGTCGTGAAGGATCAGTGCTTTCTCAGGCTAGAACTTGTCGACGGAAGATACCTTGTGGTGGACCAGGATGGGCGCCCTGTGCAGGGCGTTCAGACACTTGCGGTGGAGGTCGGGCAGGAAGGCGTCACCGAAATTACGATGCGGTTTCTGCCTTACACAGCGGACGGCAAGAGGGCGAGATGACCGTAACCATTACCGGCATCGCCGATGTCAACCGCGCCCTCACCGAGGTCGGCCCGCGCGTGGGCCGCAACCTCATGCGCGCCACGGTGCAGGATATCGCGCAGCAGCTGGCGAAGTCAGCCAAGGAATTTGCGCCGGCGGACACCGGCGGGCTGAAGGCCGGGATCAAGGCAAAGCGCGACAAGGCCACCCGCAACACCGTCAGCAGTTCGGTGCGGGTCTACGGTGCCTTCTATTGGCGGTTCCTCGAGTACGGCGATGGCCCCGACGGGGTGGATCACGCCTACTTCCTGAAGGCCCTGCAGGAGATGCGGCCGAACATGGACCGGGTCTACATGGAGGCCTTCGCTAAGAAACTGGCCGCGCGCATGAAGCGCGAAATGAAGCGGGGCTGAGCATGGGCGTGGAGACGGCAGTGCAGGGGGCGCTTTACTCCGCCCTCACCGCCCTCGGGTTGCGGGTCTATGACGTGGCCCCCCAGGCCGCGGACGGGGCGAGCCTGGCCACCTATCCCTTCACCGAGGTCGGCTCGATCGTCTTTGCCGAAATGGACGACAAGGCCGAGACCGGCTTTGATTTCGTGGCCCGGATCCACACCCGCAGCCGATCGGGCTCGCATGCCGAGACCAAGGATATCCAGGCGCAAATCTACGCCCGGCTGCACCACGGCGATCTGACCCTGGCCGGGCAGCGCCTCTACCTACTTCGCCGGGAGGTGAGCTTCTGCGACCGCGTCGCGGACGGCTCCTTCCACGGTGTCTGCGAGTATCGGGGGCTTCTGGAGGCCACCTGATTCACTGCCCTTCCGCGCCTTGGGCAAGCGCTGGACCGAACGCTGTGAAGCGTCCTGATCCCTTAGATGGAGCCTTCCCATGGCAAAAGTGGCTGGCCGCAAGGTCAAGATTTACAAGGGCACCGGTGTTGGCGCCGTCCTGGTCGCGGGCGCCCGCGCCGATACGATCGCAATCAACAACGAGCCCATCGATATCACCGACAAGGGTGACGACGGCTGGCGCACCCTCCTGAACGATGCCTCGGTGCGGTCGGTCGACATGACGGTCTCGGGCCTTCTGGACGGATCCACCCTGATCGCCGCCTCGCTCGGTCTGACGACCGCGCTGTTTGACAACTACGAGATCCGCATCGAGGGGATCGGCACCGCGGCCGGGTCGTTCTTCTTCAACAACCTGGAGGTCACCGGCAACCACGACGGCCCGGCGGAATTCTCCGCCTCGATCCAGTCCTCGGGCGTCATCACCTGGACGGCCGCCTGATGCCGGCTATTCGCATCACCTTCAAAGGCGCGGAGTACGTCATTCCTGAGGACCGCGCATTCGCGGCGGGTGATGAAGTGGAGCGTTTCATCACCCTTCGGGGGATCGGCCGTGAGATGGCCGATCCACGCCTCGGGGTGGTTTCCAAGGCATATGGCGCCCTTTTGCGTTTTGCCGGGTGCAAGGTCTCGGACGCGGAGGTGAAGGCCGAACTGGTCCGTCACGTTGATGGAACCCCCGGCGGCCTCTCTGCCGCCATCAACAAGAGCCTCGGCGACTTGGCGATGGTGATCATGGAATTCGCGCCGGACCTGGAGACCCCGGTGGCGGGTGACACTGATGAGGGCGAACAGCCGGGAAAGACCGAGGCTTCGTAGCAACGGCATTTCAAATCGCCGTCACCCAGCTCCACATCGCGCCGTCGGAGTTCTGGACCATGAGGCCGCGGCATTTCTGGATTTTGGCAGAAACGCTGCAGCCCCAAGATGCGAAGCCACGTCTTTCGGCGGATGACCGGCGCAAGATTAAAGACATGCTGAACGGCAACGATGATGGGGGTTTCTGGTAATGGCGACAGTCGGTGATATCGCCATTGTGGTCGGTGCCGATGTCGGCCCGATGGTCCGCGAGCTCGGCAAGGGCAAGGGCGCCCTGGCTGACTTCGGCAGCACCGGATCCCGCATGGGCGCGCTTCTGGGCTCGACCATGGCGCGGGCCGCGATCGGGGTGGGGGTGGCCGCGACCGCCCTCGGGGCGCTGACCAAGACCAGCATGGCCAACATCGACGCGATGTCGAAGCAGGCCCGGGCCGTCGGCATTTCGGTGGCATCGTTCCAGTCGATGGCGATGGTGGCGGAGGAGGCGGGGGTCCAAAGCGACCAGCTGTCCAAGATCCTGATCAAGATGCAGGACAACATCGCCTCGCTCGGCACCGGGACCGCGACTCAGGTCGAGCAGTTCCGGGCGCTTGGCGTCAGCATGGCTGATCTGGCCGGGCTCGGGGCGGACGAGCAGTTCGCGCTGATCGCCGAAAAGATCGCCTCGATCAAGGACCCGGCGGCGCAGACTGCGGCCGCGCTGAACATCTTTGGCCGCTCTGGCGCCGACGCCATCACCATGCTGGGCGGCTTCGGCGCCGCGGCAGCCGAGGCGGCGAAGTTCCAGCAGGATTTCGGCATCGCCGTGTCCGATATCGACGCGCAGCAGATCGAGGCTGCGAACGACGCCATTGGCCGGATGGCCATGGCCGGGCAGGGCCTCGGGAACGTGCTGGCGGTGACGCTGGCCCCGACCGTCGAGCAGGCCGCGGGCATGTTCCAGCACCTCGCCCTGGCGATCACCGGTGCGCAGAACACCGGCATCGCCTTCTTCAACAACATGGCGAATTACAACGCCGTCATGGAGAAGTTCGGCAGCGTTGACGCGGCGGCCGCCCTGGCCGGCGGGTGGCGCGAGCTTGAGGCCATCCTCGCCGAAACCAACGCCATCGAGCGGCTCGAGGAAATCCGCCAGGGGTATGAACAGTTCGTCGAGGGCATCGGTCGCGGCTCCATGGTGATGACCGGTGATCTCAAGCAGCTGAGCGCCGAGTTCCCGGTCCTGGCCGAAGCGATCAGCAGCATGATCCGCCACGCCTATGATCTCGGGTTGAAGCTGCAGGCGGCGCTGGACGCGGGCGACGTCGAGGCGGCGCAGCAATACTCGGCCGAGCTGAAGGTCGCGGTCTCCAACCTCGAAAAGGCCATGAGCTCGGCCGATGCCCTCTCGGGGCTGGATATGTCCGGCGCGGTCGGCTGGGCCAACAACCTTGCCTCCGCCCTCGGGCTGGTCGCCAGCGCTGCGGCGAAGGCCGCAGCGGCGGTCAATGGCATTCCCGGCACCGATACGGGCACGCCTCTGGGCGCGGCCGATGGCAACATGCCGCCCACTTTCGAAAGCGGGATGACGTCCTCGCCCAATGCCCCATCAGCGCCCAATGGCATTGGCGGCATTGATTGGGGCGCCCCGACCGGCGGCGGTGGTGGCGGCGGTGGTGGTGGCGGGTCCAACCCGATGACCGCCCGCATCGAGGCCCTGGTCGAAAGCCTGCGCACCGAGGCGGAAATCGTCGCGGTCTGGTATGAGGAAAGCCTCGCCGCCCTGAACGCCGCGACCGAGGCCGAACTCGCGGCCTTGGGCGGCAAGCACGAGGCGATCGAGCGGCTCGAGGAGGAGCATCAGGATCGCCTCGCCGGCATCAGGGAAATGGGGAACCAGTGGTCTCTGCAAAGCGCGCTTGCCGGCGGCGCGGAAATCCTGGGCGCCATGGGGGCTTTCAACAAGAAGGCGCTTAAGGCCGCCAGCATCTTCTCGGCTGCGCAGGCCTTGATCTCGACCTATGAAGGCGCGGCCAAGGAGCTGAGGAAAGGCACCTTGGGCTTTGCCACCGCGGCGGCCGTCATCGCCAAGGGCATCGGGTTCATCGCGGCCATCAAGTCTGCCGGCAATGGCGGCGGTGGCGGCGGCGGGGGCGGGGGTGGTGCCAGCGCCGCGGCTGCGGCGCCCCAGGCCCCGGTGACGAACATGAACTTTACCGTGACGAACGACCGCTTTGGCATCGGCGAGCGCGTCGCGCGTCAGATCTCCGAGCAGATCAATGCGGCCCGCCGCAATGGCAGCCAGATTATCGCTACGGTGACCTCGCAATGACCCTTAGCACCTCGGGCTACACGCTGGGCGCGAACCAGTCCCTACGCCATGCCCGCATCCTCTGGGCGCCGGCCTATGGGACGGTCGACCCGGCCGGGGGCGACCTGGCCTTGAATGACTACACCTTCCAGCGCTGGTCGGCCGGCGCCCTGCCGGCCAACTGGACCATGGTGGCCTCGGCGAATTTCGATCTCGATACGGTGTTCATCGCCGCCCACAATCTCGGCAGCACCGGTAGCACCGTGCTGGTGCAGACCGCCTCGACCCTGGGCGGCGCCTTCACCACCCGCGCGACCATCACGCCGACCGACGACAGCGCCATCGCGGTCATGCTGAACAACGCCGGCGTGCCCTACTCGGTCCGCGAAATCCGTCTTGTGGTGACCGGTGCCTCGGGCGCGGTGCAGATCGGGATCATTCGCGCCGGCGTGGCGCTGCAGATGACCCAGCCGGTCTTTGCCGGCGTGCGGCCGATCGGGCTGTCGCGCCTGGTCGAGAGCCGCCAGGCCATCAGCGAGACCGGGCAATGGCTGGGCCGGATGATCCAGCGCCAGGCCTCGCAGACCGACATGAACTGGACCCACCTCGACGGGGCCTGGTACCGCAGCAGCTTCCAGCCCTTTGCCAAGGCCCTGCCGCAGACCCCTTTCGGCCTGATCCAGAACCCCAGCGCCATGCCGGAGAGCGTGGCCTGGTGCTGGACCGATGCCGCGCCGCAGCCGTCCAACATGGGGATCCGCGGCTACATGGCGGTCTCTCTGAGCATCACGGGACACCTTGACTGATGGCCGCCACCGATTTTGTCCGCGAACCGCTGCAGGTGGTCGAGCTCGTGCAGCCGACCTGCGCCCTCACCTTCGGCGTCGCGCCCTGCCTCGGCACCGGCGAGAGCTGCTACGGAGGCGATGCAACCTGCAAGTCGCCGACCACGCTTGACCTCTCCGGCGAGGTGCTGATCCGCTTTGTGGCCCCGGCGGCGAACCGGCCGCTGGCCTCGGGCTTCCAGCCGGGCCTTGCGATCCCGGCGCTGATCTCGGTCGACACCTCGCCCACCGTGCTGAACGTCGGAGCGGGCAACGAGGACATTCAGCCGCTCGGCCTCCGGGCGGTGGCCGAGATCACCATCATGGATTTCCCCCACAACGACGTGGGCCTCGATCCCTACCTCTCGACCCGGGCCTATGATCCGGAGACCCGCGCCAGCTTCTGGTCGAAATGGCTGGCCCGCAATCCCTTCCACGTCGGCTTTCTGGTGCGGATCTACGACGGCTATATGGGTGACGAGCTCGCCGCGATGATCAAGCGCGAGTACGTCGTGGAGAAGATCGACGCGTCGCGGTCCCAGGTCCGGATCACCGCGAAGGACATTCTGCGCAAGGTCACCGACACCAACGTCACCGCCCCGGCCCTCTCGCCCGGCGCCCTCTCGCTCGCCCTTACCGCGGTCGCCACCAGCTTCCAGGTCGCCGGGGCTGTCCTGGCCGACTATCCCGCCACCGGCCGGCTGCGCATCAACAACGAGATCCTCGCTTACACCGCTCGCGCCCTGGTCGGCAGCAACGTGGAGTTTACCGGCGTCACCCGGGGCCAGCTGAACACTACGGCCGCGGCGCACAACCAGTTCGACCGGGCGCAGCGGGTGCTGTCTTACGTCGCTGCCCCGGCCGCCGACATTCTCTACGACCTGGCGACCACCTGGGGAAAGGTGCCGGCCGGCTACATCGATAAGCCGGCTTGGGACCTCGAGCAGGCCGAGTGGCGCGAGCTCTACGCCTTCACTTGCCACATCACCGACCCGGTGCCGGTGCAGAAGCTGATGGGCGAGCTCTGCCAGCAGGCCCTGGTCAATATCTGGTGGGACGAGCGGGTGCAGCAGATCCTCTACCGCGCCCAGCGTCCGAACTATGCCCCCAATACGCTTACCCAGGAGGGCGAGCTCATCTCGGATTCGGTCGTGATCAAAGAGCGGCCGGAGCGCCGGGTGAGCCAGGTCTATGTCTATTACAACCTGCGCAACCCGACCCTGAGCCTCACCGACAAGGCCAACTTCGCCAACGCCGAGGCCTACCTCGATATCGACAAGGAGCGCCAGTACGGGGGCGAGCCGGCGGTGCGGGAAATCTTCTGCCGCTGGGTGAACACCTCGGTGATCGCCCGGACGCTCGCCAGCGCCTACCTCCTGCGGTTCCGCGACGTGCGGCGCTACATCAGCTTCGATCTGACGGCGAAGGACATCGCGAACTGCTGGACCGGCGACGTGCTGCAGATCCGGCATTTCCTGCGCGTCGACCCGAGCGGCCTCGAGCTGGTGCAGCCGTGGCTGATCACCAGCGCGGAAACCGTGGAACAAGGGCATCGCTACCGCTTCCAGGCGGAAGACAACGAAAACGGCGGCCTGCTCTGGGAGTGGGTGGACGCCTTGGACGCGCGGCCCGTGACCGAAATCGGCGCGTGGGTTGATGCAAGCGGAACTGACGGCGCAGGAAATGTCCTGCCTTTTGCCTGGGTGTAGATAGATGCCAGCCTATACGACAATCAGCAACGCCCTTGTGGCGGTGGGCGCGAAGCCCTTTGCCACCACGATTCAGGCGTTGCGGGATAACCCTCTTGCGATTGCAGAAGGCGACGCAACCGCCCCCCGCATTCAGTTTGCCGCGATGGGCACATGGTTCACGGCGGTTGGTGCAGTTGGGTCATACGCCTTCATGAGAATCAACACTTTAACGACTCTCGCTCCCGGTGCCACCATCGCGGGTAGCAGCCTTCGGTATTCCCACGCAGACGGGGCACCGGCCTTCGCGGGCGCTCCATCTGGGACTTGGCGCTGCATGGGCGAGACGGTCAACAGCTCTGGCGGGACTTCTACCAGTCTTTTCGTGAGGATTTCCTGATGGAGTTGCGCAACCCGGTGTTCGCCGCTGATGGCGCGATTGACTGCGAGATCAATCATCCGCAATTCGGCTGGATTCCCTTTACCGCAGATCCGGAGGACATTGAACCGCTGGGCCGTGCGGTCCACGCTGTCGCGCTGGAAATGAACCCCGCGCCTTATGTCCCGCCCACGCCGGAGGAAACACTTGCCGCGGCGCGATCAGAAGCCAGCGCATCGCGTCTGGCCCTGTGCATGGCGCTGCGCCGCACGGGCATCCTGACCGCACCGGAGGCGGCAATGGCGGCCCGTGGCGAATGGATCGCGGCGTTCGCGGCCGCAGGTGACGACGCGATGATTGAATGGGCCGGATCGCAAGCCTTCGCCCGCACCGGCGCGCAACTCGCGCACCTGCAGGCGACGCTGGGCTGGCCCGACGCCGTTCTGGACGAAGCCTGCGGCCTGAACGCCTGACCCACCCAACACCCCACACCAGCACACCGCCCTTGGGCGAACAAAGGAGCATGAACTATGGCTGTCCAACATTCCGTTGCCGTCCGCAACGCCCGCCTCGACGCGATCGAGACCGCGATCGGCGTAAGCCCCACGCTCGAGCTGCGCAG